CCGAGACCAACAGGGATGAAGAGGTTCCGCCCTGCTGCCTGTGCCTTGATCTTTTGGCGATGAATTCCCAAAAAAGTCTTGAGGACTTTGTGCTCCATCTTCCAGTCATAGCACGAATCCAACAGTGCGGTGACCACCGAAGTCGGGTCGAACACATCCGTCGCGAGCTTCTTCTGGCCCATGAGGAGACCACAATAGAGAGATCCGATCTTGTGGACAGACCATCCGTTCTCGGTCAAACGACAGCGATACGACTGCGAGTTGATGTTCGCGTACTCAGAATGGAAGTAAGACTTACCCACGGACTTCGTGAATTGGAGAGCTTCACAACAGCGCCAGAATTCGTCGTGCAACAATTGAGTCACGAAAGCGAGAAGATCGTCCCCGTTCACGTTGACCGCCTTCTGCAACTCGTCCAGAGACTTCTGAATTCCGAGCCTACGGCATGCCATCACGAATGTCCCAAAAACCTCCAGACTGAGTATAGGAAAGCTGGTCTTCCGGCCCATCTGAGTACCCTGCCTGGAAACCTGGAACATGGCTGGTTTCGGGCCCAACGACTTAGGCCACTTGCTCCAGTTGTACATGAGAAGATGATCCCCGTTGCAGAAGCGATTGACCTTCTTGATCCGTAGAGGCAAGAATTGTTGGAGAGCCTCCAATAACATCTCCCGAGCAACCTTCGGAGTCTTATTGCTCGCACCCTTAAAATCACTCGACATGGCTTTTTTCTCACCATGATCCTCCGCAGCATTCTTCGCGAGATCCTCTACTAGGGTGACAACGGGAGCCTCACCAAGCAGATGAAAAGCGGGGTATCCTTTCAAGATACCATGGACTGTCTTCTGAAACCACGTGGAAGCGAAGTTCACCACCGCCTCCCCAACTCCGATCGTCCTGACCTTGAGGGGTTCTTTCACCGCGACAATTCTGGATATGGGACCTTCCCATTCAAGAGAGTCTAGCTTACTGTAGCCCTCTTGATGATCAGGAGAATTGCCGAGTTTCTGATCAAATTCCTCTTTGGTCATGGGATAGTCCGGCAAGTTGTCAACCTCTGAGAGAACGTAATCTCTGAAGATCCGACGACTCTTCGGAAAATGCTGAGAAGTCACCCAAGTCCCGAAGTTGCCTGCGAGGGAAAAATCCACTTCCACCAACGGGCGTTCCGAATTGTGCATCCAATCAATCATGTCCCAATGAGACCCCCCATAGTCGAAACAATAATAGCTCGGCCTATACTTGGATTCGACGTAAGCCGGTTCCTGGATGTACCAAGTCAATCCGCCGTCTGTGACGAAGTCCCATTGGTCGATCTGTCTCGGTTTCGACAGGTCAAAGTAGGCATAAGCGAGCTCGCCTTCACGGACACATGGAAGAAAGGCGTGGCCTTGTTCAAGCGCCAAACGGCGCTCAAGGTTACCACGCGAGTTCCAGTGTTCGGTAGCGTCATGCATCTGTCGCGCTTCCGAAAGAGGCGAAAGAGGACCGGAGAACCCCCATTCGGAGACTTCCATCATCGGGTCGATCTTCTTACCAAACGCCGAGTAGTACAGATCCATCGCTTCTCCGCCACTTGATTGAGGGCAAGAAAAGGAAGCCTTGTTGGATGCGGGGAACATGTCAACCCACGCATCGGGATCGAGGAGTTTGTCATACTCAATTCTGACTTTCACTGCGATCTCATTCAAAAGTGGTCGAAGGTTGGAAACCATTTCGACCACATCGGCCACTTTACACGAGTCGGGGGCGGGCCCCGACTTGAAATGACCGTGTAATTCCTCACAAACCTTCGCATCAGTTACCGGTAGACAGCAATTCTTCAATAGAAAAAAGCTGTTCCACAAGTAATCGTTGCGTCGATTGTGTTTGCGCCCCGCCGAGTACCTGAGCCTAGGGAAAGCCCAACGTCTGAACGCACCGACCATTCGATAACCATCGACGTCAGGCAATTCGTTACGTAAGTAGTACGCGCGAAACCAACAAACGAAATTCTTCGCTCGCTGGAAAAAAATCAAGTCAGTCTGGACTAGGTGTTTACGCACCTGAGACCGAAAAGACTCAATCACCGATTTACTTTCACAGAACAACGAGAAAACAGTTTCAATTCTCTCGCAGAATGTTAAAGCAACATTGAACCGCCGCTCGGAATTTGCGGCAGCTGCCTGGGAACCAACACAGGGCTTCGTGTTGGGCTCTACCGAGCTCAATTTCGCAGTCTTCGGACCGCTCACGATTTTCATCGTGGGAGTAGCTAGATTGTAAATCGAACTACACACTAGGGATACCAACCCCTCGTTTAAAGACAATGTTCTTG